TTGAAGAGGACATTGGACCTTGCAGGGCTGGTGAGCATTCTATGGCCGAGGTTGTAGATGCGGTGGAGATGTCCGACATTACAATCTTGAAGGACGGAGAGCTTGTGGTTGATCCTGTAAAGGAATTATTGGATAAGGCTACTGATCTTCTTTGCGTTAAAGCAGAGGATGACTTCTACGACTGTTAATGAAACTCGCGCTCTCATGGATTTGTTATCACATAGGAAACATAATCAGCTTAACCTTAATGCGGTGGGGGTTGGGTTATCCAACCTACAATCGCCTTATGATCTGGTCTTCAGACCTAGATGAAAACGGAGTCTTATGGAAGGACGTAAAATGAAAAAAGCATTAGTCACCCAAGCGTTTGGAGATGAGTGGAAGAAGATCCTGGAACTAACTAGGCCGCGCATGGAAGCTTACTGCCAGCGTCACCAGATAGATTTCATCGCACTAGAGAAGCCACTCACCGATCCTGTCCAGTACAGCAAGTCAGCCATAGGAAACATCATGGCTACAAAGGGCTACGACCAAGTAACCTTTGTTGACTCGGATGTTCTTATTACTAAAGATTGCCCAGACATAGGCGAGGACGCTGGCGTGTTCTGTGCTTTTGATGAAGGTGCGTTCTTAGATCGCAAGCTGGCTATGGGACAGTTGGCTGGTGCTTTCGGCGCAATCATAGACCCTCGCTTCTACGTCAACACAGGCGTGTTTGTTATCTCCTCCAAGGCAGTAGGCGCACTGTCTATGCCGCCACTAGGACTACTGCCTAACCACTTCGCGGAGCAGACCTGGATGAACATCATGGTGCATATCTGGAACATCCCTCTGACCGAGCTTGACCCTGTTTACAACTGCATGACCAGCGTTGAGGAACACTTTGGCCTAGACCGATACACCGATGCGATGTGCATTCATTACGCTGGGCAGTCGAATGACATGGTTAAGCTGGCCGAAACAATCAAGTCCGATGACGCGAAGCTAGTCGAGCTAGGACGATGAACTTTGTGCGAGTAGTGCCAGAGTGTGGCAAGTGGCGGTTGCACACCATGAACGGCGAGGCTTTGGGACCGCGCTTAATCGGAGCGCATATAGAAGGCGTGGCTCCTTTTATGGACATCTTTGATACCAAGGATGAAGCCCAGGATGCAGCGCAATGCTGGAATATCCTTGCCACTACTTGCAAGCCTAAGAAAAGCTATAAGTGATAAAAGGCTCCCTAGTCAAAGGAGGATACGATGAAAAGCTACAGCAGTTGGCAGGCGAGGTTGCCTTGCGTGCAATCATGGATCTTCGCACGCTCCGCAGGCGCGGTGTGATTAAGTGCATGAAGATTATCTCTAGGCCAGAACTAGCCAACCTTCGCGATATGCCCGAGTACAAAAACTCGCACAACGTCCAGAAGCTACTAGAAGATTTCCGCAATGGGACAGTAGGCTGGTGGTGTCGCGCTGCTGGTATTCGTATCTGCAACCGCACGCTCCTTCGCCGAATGAGGGAGGATGATTATGTTCTTTGCTGAAGCTTGGGGAATAGCTTGGGTGATTAGTTGGTTTGTGCTTTACAGCGTGGCCATCCTGTCGGCAGTATTAACCGCAATCTACATCATATGCAAAGTCATAGATTTCATAAGAAAGGAACTGGAATGAGAAGAAAGAAACAAATAGAAATACTAAGCATTCGGGATGTTAAGTCTTGCGTGCTTGAGATCAACGTGGATGACAAGACGTTCAACGCTCTGGCTGAGGCTGGTAGGATTCATCTTCAGAAGGATAAGAATGCGTGCTTCGAATACGCACTGAACAAGGCGTTGCTGGAACTAGCCCAGATGACTAAATGAGTGAAGCATTCAAGCAGAAGGTTTTAACCGCCAGCGTGGATCGCTATGTACTTACGCCTACGCAATGCACCATGCTTAGGCAGGATGCCGAGGTCATGGGCATGAAGCGTGCGCCTGTGCTAGCCAAGGATGGAGTGACACGTACAGTATCACGCACAAGAACCTGTTCATCCTGCTGGATTCCATTCGCAACGCATTACGAGTGGATATACAAAGTGATGCGAGAGTTAACAGACAGCATCAATGCCGATGTATGGCGTTTTGACATCCAAGGCATCCAGCAGTTGCAGATCCTGCGCTATAGCCCACTCCAGAAGTTTAGCTGGCACTATGACACCTACACCTCCGAGGCTCCAGTGCGTAAGCTGACGGCAGTGGTCAACCTGTCTGACCCTAGTGAGTACCTGGGCGGTGGGTTGCAAGTTAAGGCTGACCTAATCAACGGAAGGTTTATCCGAGAGCAAGGGGCGGGTACTTGGTTCCCATCCTACATCGAGCATCGCGCTCGCGCTCCTATCTGGGGTACACGCTGGGTGTTGGTGGCTTGGTTTACAGGACCAGCTTGGAAGTAATGGCAACGCTTAACGAGAACATCCCTAGCTTCAAGGCTATGGTAAGGAAATCATTCTTTACTAAGAACGAAGCAGACAAAGAGTTTTATGGGGTCTATGTGTTTGGCTTGCAGTCCAACGCTGGAACCATCCTAACCTTCCACGTTATGACTGACTCTGGGATGCTACGCAGTCGCGTACCCTTGTCTGAGATATACACGCACGAACCAGAGGCCGACATCCCATTCAATTACAAGCAGCTTTGGGATTGCTTCTCGGAGAACGTAGCAGTCACCGAGTACAGCTTCCTGGCCTATCATCGCGCACAGATTCTGCTTAGGGATGCGACCAAGGTGTGGGGTACATACTTGTTTACAGTAGATTGGTTTAACAATCCCTACTCGGACGAGCCTTCAGACTACAAGTGCGGTCATGTGTTCGCAGGTGACGATGGCTACTTACTCTGTATGCCAAACAACCGCATCTTCTGGCGTGATTCTAATTGGGTGACGAAGAAATTACCAGACAACCTAAAGCAGTTCCGAGTGGATACTGACCTACCCAGCGTGGAGAATCAGAGTGACAAGTGGGTGACGGAGGATACCGATTCATTTTATTACGACATCATTAAGAAGGATTCAGAGTGACTGTAGATACAAAGGCTAGACTTAAATGGTCACGCGATATACTTCTCACCGCCAGGGAGAAGCTGGTACTAGAAAAGAACCGCGCGGATCGTGGAAGATCGGTTGACATTATACAGATTATCACGATGGTGGATGCAGCGGCGTTAATAGCAAAGGAAATACTGGAGAGCGAATGAACATACGAGATCAGATCCTAGAAGACTTTGGCGAGGAGGCTGAGACAATCCTATTCGCGGATGGGTTCGATGATGCGATCTTGGGGGTGGGCAATACATTCGGTGGCAAGCTGTGTGCGATTTACGATACTGACCTGGTGCTGAAGTCCTGCATGAAGGATGGGATGGAATACGATGAGGCTTTGGAGTACTTCGATTTTAACATTGCAGGAGCTTATGTAGGTGAGCAGACTCCGATCTTCATGCACAAAATAGAAAGGCAGGCCAAATGAAACTATGGACCAATAACACCAACGCAGTCACTGTAGTCGATGACAACAAGTTGTGGCCGCGCTGTAGCTACATCCTACCCGACGAGTTAGTCAACCCACCATTTACCGATGCGATACCCGTACCGCACTTAATTAAACCGTACTACCCAGGCCGAGCCGAGGGTGGGACAACAGCGGTCTACCGCGCTGGTGCAATCGGAGATGCCATCATGGCAACGGGGGTGATCCGCTACCTAACCGAGACTTCGGGGGGTGCGGTCGATGTCTACTGTCCTGCCCGCAATATGCCCTTGTACGCTGGGCTGGGAGCGCGGCTGTTGCCATTACCCCCAACCGCTGAGGCGTTCGCATCCTACGACGCGCACGTTGTGCTGGATGATCTGTTCTCTGGCAAGGTGGGCGGCACGGAGCTTGGCACTGGTGCTGGCAATCACTACGATAGGATCTACCTGTGGATGGGGGCGGAAGGGATTGTGGCGGATGTCAATGGCAGGGCTGGGGATGTTCGGTTAGTCGATGTTAAGTACAAGAAGCCTTACCTCTACACAGTCCAGCCCGATACCGATGAGTTAAAGAATTTAAATCTCTGGCCGTTACCTCCCAAGTATTTTGCCTATCATGTTAGCAGCTCTGGTCCGACCCGCACCTATCCACCCGCGCTGGGTAAGCTGGCGGTCGAGGCTCTGCTGGAAGCGTTCCCCGACCATCATGCAGTCATTATCGGAATGGATAAGTCAGTAGACTTCCGAGTAGACAGCAAGAGGGTGGTGGATTTATTTAACGCCACGGCAAACATACGCACGCTGTTCCCTGTCATTCAAGGAGCAGAGTTTGTGGTTGCGCCGGATTCGTCGGTCACACACATGGCGGCTGGGTTGGATACGCCGTGCGTGTCGCTGTGGGGTTCATACGATCCAAAAGATCGCGTTTCTTTTTACCCTAAGTCAGTACCAGTATTCAAACCCGATACTTGCCCGCACGCGCCTTGCCGACCGCATGGGGGGTTGCCACAAGCTAAGTGTAAGGACGCAACCAACCGCACCAAGAAGACGCAGATGTGGTGCAATGCACTGCGCAATATAACAGCCGAGGATATTGTCGAGGCAAGCAAGAAGGCTATGGAGTTATAAGAAACAAATGAAAGACATTGAAGGAACAAAGCATAAGTTTTATTACGGCGAGGAAACCTACACCATCTGTGTCACGAAGGATGATTGGTGGCTTGAAGAGCCAGTAGATATGTCGGAGTTAATGATGAAGTGTGGCGAGGAGTTCGCGCTAGATCACGGGATGCTTCCGCCAGCAGAGCTATGCCCTACTTGTCGCAAGTCAAACACGATTGAGTTTACTGGCGATCTCAAGATGGATTCGGTTTGCAAGCTGAACGGCGAGCCTTTCACCGCACCAAACATAACCAGAACACAATGCCCTGAGTGTAAGGATGAGTTCTTCACTATGTCCGAATGCGAGAAGATTGACGCTGCTATCCAAGCGGAGCAGAAGAGGAGAGGATTGAATTGATATAAACCTAACTGGCGTTGTGGTCCGCAGGGAGATCCTGCGGCGGGCAGTTCCTCAGTGTGTGTTCGCCTCTTGAATCAGCAGCCAGTTTGAATTTTATGACAACCGCACAACGACAAGCTGAAGAGATCGTAGGTCAAGTCGATTGGCAGTCTGAAAACCACGGGCTGTGCAAGTGTCCAGGGGAGGCTGCTCACACAAGCCACACTCGCATCCGTGATACAACTGTGTTCGTAGATGGCGCGCCTACGATATTCTGCTGGCATACTTCCTGCACGCCGTACCGAGATGAGGCTAACCGCAAGCTGCGCCGAGCTATAGGTGGCGATGTTCTCTACAAGCCAGTCAACATCATGTCGGGTGGTACTGCTACGCCCAAGCTAATCATCAAGAAAGATCCGCACGCCGAGGTGTTGGATAGGATTAAGACGATTGCTGAGTCAAACAAGCAACGCTATCTGACCCACTACAATTGGGACCCAGCCGATATGTACGAGGAGAGTCCAGTTAAGCTAGGCGATCCAGCGCAGGACTATCACTTGTTCTTATCTATGTTTAATGTCGCTGACAATATCTGGATCGGCG